AGGAAGAAGTTCCGCAACTCCACAAAGAAGAGTAACGGTATAAGGAGATATAAAGATGGCAACCTTACCATATCAAAGCAGCTTAAGTTGGGCAATAACTGAAACCCACACAGAAAACCTATTTGAAATGAAAACAGGCAGTTACACCATGGAAGTAACATATGGTATTAATCCATTAGATACTGATTATAATGTGGTATGGAATCTTCCAGCAAGCAGTAAAACAGCTTTAGTAAGTGCCTATAGAAGTAATCCAGTAGCAATATATGATTTTACTCCGCCTAATGAAAGTACAATAAAAGTGCGAATAAGTAATCTAACAGTTGATCCTATTAGAATAAATGGCAACTATCATAGAGTAACTGGTACACTTAAAAGAAGATATGAATAAAGGATATAAGATATGACGGTAGCACAAACAGCCAACAACTTAAGAATAAATGGATTATGCGAGTTTTTAGAACTAGACCTAACTCCATATGGTGCTGGCTTCTATAGAGTAATAAACTCAATAGACAATAACTTTGATACAATAGTAAGCTTCCTTGGTGTTGATTGGGTAAGTCTTCCATTTGTTAGTGAAGGATTTGAATATGACGGAACAGGCGGAACACCTCAACCAACCCTAACAATACCAGACTTTGATGGAACCCTATTAGCTGCCACACAACAATATGACAACTTATTAGGAACAACTATAAGACGATATCTTACCACTAAAGATAATATAGCCAGTGGAAGTTACTTTGGTCCTGAAGTATGGCTTATAAATCAAAAAGAAGAAGCAGACGGATTTAAAATACGATTTAATTTAGCAACCAAGTTTACTCAAAGAAATAAGTTTATTCCAGGACAAATAATGACCAGAGATCGCTTCCCCGCACTTGGTCTAAATAAATGGAGGTAAGACACAGTATTTGACTTTTATCATAAATAAATACTTAAAATATAGGGGCAGAAATGCCCCATACTTTTATTAGGAATATAATGAGCCTCTACAAAAAGAAGATAAGTGGAATATATTCATTAGAATGGGATGATAAAATCTACATAGGAAGTTCTATTAATATAATGAATAGATGGCATAGTCACATAGTAAACCCATCTACCAATGCAGACTTAACCGCAGCAATAAATATGGAACTACCTACCTTTAAAATACTTATGATATTTGATAAAAAACCTGATAGAAAACAACTACTTAAAGAAGAACAATTCTATATCAATAAATACATTAATACCAACAGAATACTCCTAAATAAAAGACATAAGGTGATAAAAGATGAAAAGCCTAATAAAGCCACGAGAAGTAGTAAATCCTAAAGTAATAGAAAAAGCCTATGAACATGCCACTCAGGAATATCCTAAAGAAGCAGTGGGATTAGTTTATGGCGGGCGGTATGTGAAGGCCGTCAACATACATGAAGAACCTGAAAAAAGTTGGAGAATAGATCCAAAAACTATTAAATGGGATAAACTAACAGCCATAATACATAATCATCCAGAAGGTGATTTATGGCCTACAAGAGCAGACATGGATAGTCATTTAAGAGTGGGTGTGCCATATGGTATATTTAAAAGTCATAAATCAGCACATGAAGTAAGTCACAGCATATTGGTTTGGTTAGACAGCAAGTATCATGATTATGAATATGAAGGAAGACCATTCATAAATGGCATTACAGATTGTTATTCACTAATAAGAGATTTCTATTATAAAGAAATGAATATTGATATGGGAGATTATCCTCGTGATGTTGATTGGTTTGATCCATCTTATCCAGAACGATTAAACTTGTATGAGGACAACTTCGCCAAAGAAGGTTTTAAACCAATAAAGGTAGAAGACTTACAAAGAGGCGATGTGTTGTTGATGCGAATGTATTGGGGTAAAGTACAAAATGAACCACCAGTTAATCATGGAGCAATATATTTAGGTGATGATAAACTACTACATCATCTACCAGGACGATTAAGCAGCATAGATAGTGCCAGTAAATGGATAAACAGATATCTGTATAAAGCCATTCGAATAAATAAGAAAAGCAAGAAGATAAAGTGGATAAATCCAGAATGATGTTAGAGACAAATAATACTCCTATAAGGATAGAAAACAGATTAAGAAAAATACATCTTCATGGTGAACTTAAAAATCATCTACCAAATGGATTCTTTGAATGTGTGTGGAGTCATCCTCGAGAAGCAGCAAGTGCCATTGAAAGTAACTTCCCCGGATTTAGAAAACTGTTAAAAGATAAAAAGGTTGAAGTTTGGTATTCAAATAAAGATGGTAAAAATATTCCACTAAATGAAGAACAACTCCTACTTAAAATAGGCGGTGACGAACTACACATTGCTCCAGTTCCAGAAGGTAGTGGACGATATGGTAAAGTTATTTTAGGTGTGGCATTATTCGCCGTTGGTCTGGGTGCTGCCGCTTTAGCTGGTGGAGGATTGGTTGCTGGATTAGGTGCTGCCGCCCCAGGCTTTTTAGGAAGCAGTCTAGGACTTACTGCTGGTAATCTAGTTCTAGCTGGTGGACTTATGATATTAAATGGCTTGCTTGCTCCACAAGTTCCTAAAGGTGATTTTAGTAAGAATGAAGAAGAAAGAAAACCATCAGCCATATATAGAGGACCACTAAATACACAAGAACAAGGAACTGCCTTCCCACTAGTATTTGGATTTGGAGTTATCAGTGGCGGTGCTGTTATTCATGCTGATCTACAAATAGGTAAAGTTCCTGTTGCATAAGGATAAAGGACATTATGACAAAAAGAATTGATTATGAAAATGGTGATTATTTAGAACTTCCAGAAGGATTTGATTTAGCAGGTAGTGGTGGTTGTTTCGCCGGCAATACTCCTGTTCTTACTCCGTCTGGTTGGACTAAAATAAGAGATATTAAACCTGGAGACATAGTATTAACTTATCCTGAATATGAAACAGATGGTCAGTTGGTTCCCAATAAAGTAATCAATACATGGCGACATGATCCTATCACAACCAAATATCCCTTAATAAAAATAGCACATGAAGGTGGATTTATAGTTGTTACCACCAATCACTGGATACTAAACAGATATGGTGATTATGTGGAGGCAGGCACTATAACTGCTGGTGAATATTTGGTATTAGATAATAGCAAGTTAAGCAGAGTAATAGCAGTTTATCCAGCAGAAAGTCAATGGACCTACAATCTTGAAGTTGACAATAATCCCACATTTATTGCCGCAAGAATAAGAGTACACAATGGAGGTGGTGGTAAAGGTGGAAGTAGTAGACAGCCAGTAGAAAGTCCAGATGATTTAAGAAGTATTGCCACAGCAAGAATACTTATTGCCTATAGTCATGGTGAAACAACTGGCTTAACCAACTCAGCCAAATCCATATTCTTTGATAAAACACCACTTATGAATGCTTCTGGTGATCTTAACTTTGATGGTGTTACTTGGAATCAGAGATTTGGATTAAGTGCTCAACCAGGTATTTCAGGATTTGTTAAAGCAATAACTACCACCAACATCAATACTCAAATAACCAAAACAGGCGGACCAGTAGTTAGAAGTGTTACCAGTTCAGATATAGATGATGTTAGAGTGGTTATTAGATTACCAGCCCTACTAACAGTTAATAGTAGTAATGGTGATCAAACAGGTGGTGAAGTAAGCCTAACATTTGAAGTTAAAGATCCAGCTGGTACATGGGAAAACAGAGGAACTGAAGTAATTAAGGGTAAAACCAGAGGTGATTACCAAATACAGAGATTGGTTAGAGGACCGGATACTCAGACTGGTGTGTGGGATGTTAGAGTTACAAGAAATACAGATGATAGTACTAGCACCTATATTCAAAATGATACTTTCTGGGATCAAATGGTTGAAATACAGGATGGTAATCAACAGTATCCAAGAACAGCATTAGTTGGAATAACAGTTGATACAGAACTGTTTGGTGACAGAATACCTCGTGTTGCTCTTGAAATGGATGGTATTAAAGTTAGAGTACCAACCAATAGAACTGAAGCAAGAACAATTGCAACCTATAGTGCAACATGGAACGGAACATTCAAATGGGAAACAACAGATAACCCTGCTTGGATAGCTTATCACCTAATCAGAGATGAAGAAATAGGTATGGGATTGGGTGAAGATGATGTTGACAAGTTTTCATTCTATGATGTTGGTAGATATTGTGATGAACAAATACCTAATGGTGATGGTGGAACAAGAAAGAGATATACCATCAATACTCAAATAACCGGTAGTGAAGATGCTTTCAGTCTTATTCAAACTATTTTAAGCACAGTTAGAGGATTAGGTTATTTTGGAGCAGGCGATCTTATCATTGCTCAAGATAGTCCAAAAGAACCCGGCTTTACTTTCAATAATGAGAATGTGGAAAACGGCATATTTAGATATAGTAGTGCTCAACTTAAAGACATAATCACTGTGGCCAATGTGGAGTTTACTAATAAGGACAACTTCTATGAAACAGAAATAGCCACATATCCTCGACAAAGCAAATGGAGCACAGATCCTGGCATTTTAAGATATGGTAGAAATGAGTGGAGTGGTGTTAAGTTTGGATGTAACAACTATCAAGAAGCAGAAATGTTTGCCAAATGGATAGTTGATAGTAGCCAAAATGAAAGTGAAATGGTAAACTTCACTGCTGGTCTAGATGCTTCTCTAATGCGACCAGGTGACATATTTGAAGTATATGATAGTAAGTATGCAGGAAGTAGACAGGGTGGTCGTATAGTAAGTGCTGCCTCCAACTGGATAAGATTAGATGCTCCAGTGGTTATGAGTGCTGCTCAAAACTATTACCTTGTATATGCCAGTTCAGATGGATTTAGTTTAGAGACAGCCAAAATAAGAACAAGTGCTGGTAGTAGCATTATAGTAAGTGCGGCTAGTGCCTTCCCAACTACTCCCACAAAAGGTTGGTTATATAATGTTAAGGGTGATGATATTAATCCTCGACCATTTAGATGTATCAGCATGGCACAACAAGATGGTTTTAAATGGGATATAACTGGTGTATTTTATGATAGTACCAAATTTGGTAGAGTTGAGTTTGGTGTAAGTGCCACTCCAGCTGAATTCACAAGATTGGATTTTGCTCCACCAAGTGCTCCAAGTAACTTCAACTTTAATGTTGTAGAAACAGCCACTGAATATGGCGGAACTAGATTAGATTTAGATGTTAGCTGGACTAGAGTTGATGGAACTAAAATAACTTATATTCCTTACTGGAGATATGAGGATGGTGGTTATCAAAAACAAGAAGCAGTAG